TCGTGTTATTGTACAAGGTCGTATCGGTAGTCCCTACAAGCAAATTTCCGCTGCTTACAGTCACCCCACCAGCAAACGTACCGCCAGTACTCGCAGGAACCGTGTCAGCAACGCTGAACGCGACAAACGCTATTACAGCAAGGTGATCTCCGACCGCTGCGCCACTGGCCAGTACGATGGAGGTGCCATTGGAAGCGGTATAATCAGAGCCGTCGTCTAAAATAACGCCGTTAAGCGAAACTATTACAGCACCGGAAATGTAAGCTAACGTGGCCGAATTATTGTCACTGCCTTGAAACGTCGTTTGGTTCGCGGTCGCGGTGTACTCAAAGTTGGAAAGGGCCAGCTCATTATCGCTCCACTGGGCCGTACCTGCGCTCGCATATTTAAGGTACTTACCCGCTGAACCGCCAGCCGGTATGTGGTTGTTGCCGTTACCGGTCGGGTGCGTGTAGTTGTTTGCAGAAGCGGCAATTCCGTCAAGTTTTGCTCCATCTACGGATAGGTCTCTGCCGTCAACGGTTTGGCTCCCCGCCATCGTAATGTTGCCAGTAATTTGTCCCCCCGCAAGAGGGAGTTTTGTCGCTACGCTAGCAGTTATGGTTGTGCTAAAGTTAGCATCATCGCCAAGCGCCGCGGCTAGTTCGTTAAGCGTGTTTAAAGCAGCTGGAGAACTGTCGACAAGATTACTTACCGCTGTATCGGCGTAGCTAGTGTAGTAGCTACCGTGTTGTCCGTCGAGTAAATCGGCGTTCAGCCCAGAACCCGCGCCGCCATCTAACTTAGTTTTGTCTGCCGCGGATAATACACCCGCAGCCGACGTTGTTGCTGCTGGAAGCGTTGTGTTTGCGCCGGTGGAAGACTCTACTGCCACATTTGTTGCAGCGGGGGTGTTTGACAAGTTGGTAGCACCGGATGCTGTCAATACTCCCGACCCGTCAATAGCTAACCCCGAACCAACCTTAATGGTGCCCGACGTGGTGGAAGACGCAACCGGTACGCTTTCAATTTTATCATTGTTTAGGTTATCAAAGTTTGCGTCCACCTCAGCGTTCGTGAGGGGCGAACCTTTGCCTGTTCTTGTTACGATGGTAGCCATAAGCCGCCCCCTGTACTAAGTTAAGACGCTGCGAGTGTAATCGTCCACGTCACATTCATGGCGTCATCAGCGGCTTTGTTAACAACATTGAAAACGGTACGGCATAACATATCGCCTCCTGATGACGCGTTAAAAATACCAGCTTCGGTAATCGCACCGGTTGCATCCCCCGCTTCAAACGTGGCCACGTACACAACTTTTTCGTTGTTCGAGCCGCTAATTGTTGAGGAATCCAAGGCTTCTCGGGAACCAACCGTAGTAACCAAGTCAGTCTGTCCTGCCGCCGCCGCTGTTGTGCTTGAACCCAGCGCCATGTGGGTCATAACTGCCTTAGACGTGCCCACCATTCGGCTTACAATGTACGCTAATCCAGAACTGACAATTAGGTTTTTAACCACTCTCGTGTCTTTCACGTTTCCGGCCTTGTCCGTTAGAACAATAGTAAGCTGACCGGATAGCTTTATGTTTTCGTTGATCATAACGGCCTCCGTTAAAAGGTTCGGGCGACGCCGACAAAGTCTCCCCCAAAGGAGCTAAAATCAGTCAGGTAAGACTGCATAAGGGCTTGCCCTGCGCCGGTAACTGAAGCTGTGTTGTTTGCGGTTCGTATGGTCGTAAGCTGTCTATGAAAATCATCTGAAACGGTGATCGTCTCAGACAGTGCTTTACCTAATAAAATGTCAGAAACATCTGAAACGGAGCTACTGTCGCTAAAAGGCTTAGCCAGCAAAAATACTTTTGCGTCCCCCGCCTCACCGGTGTCAGAATACTCTGCAAAAATAATAAACTCGCCCTGCGTTTCTGCAAAGTTTAAGCCGAGAGCTTCAGCCGAGTTTAAATTAAGGTTGAGTGTTTTTATGCTGTATGAAGTCACGCAAAATCCTCTCGTATTTTAAACTTGAGAATTTCGTAACGCGTCTCGCGTTGACCGGAGGCAAGTACCGTTTCCAGTTCCCCCTCGTAATTTCCTGCGTCAACGTTTAAATCCGTAGGCGCCCACTGCAATATAGCTATGCCGTTGGAAGCATTCGAGTTTGTAATTACTAACGGTCGAGAAAACAAAACTGTGGTGGTGCCCGCCGCCCTAAAGTGTAGCGTGACTGTAGCACCGGCTAGATTAACAACTGCGTTATCAGCGTCAGTAATAGTAACCTTTATTTGAGGACCAGTGTCGCCCTGCACGTATTTGTATGTGTCAGCCATTAGTACCTCCGAACGCCGTCAAAACTGCGACTGCCAACCCGCAAGTTCACTCGCCGATAGTCTCGGGATTTTGCCATGTCGGCATCCATGTCAAATTTACTACGGTAATAGCCAGCAAGCTCTGGGTTGTGCCATTCTTTGCCCGGAACTTCGGCAAGACGAGAAATAGCGCCGTACGAAATGCAGCGCCCGTGGGTTTCGTAAATCCAATTTTCCACGCCGGTAGCCGCCAGACTAGCTTTTAAAACGCCCACGCCGTGAAACGTGTACTTCTTGTCAGGTGTTGGGTAGAGCCTAATAGAAGTGTCTTGGTAGATACTGTAGTACATCGGTCTTCCAGCTGTGGTAAACCGAGTGCCGTTTATGTGGCGATCGCTTACGCGCGCCAACGGCTGATCGTCTAGGACAAGATCATATATGTTTTCCAAGACCGCACCGGTCGGGGTATCTAGTTCGTAGTCTTTTTCTGATGCAGTTGTAAAATCTTTGTCGATGTCGAAGCGCCATATTTCACTACGCGCGAGAAAATCCGCGGCGGCTTCTTTTAAATGAGTTTCGATTACTACCTCAGGACACCCCGGCAAGTAGGGCTGGATGTAAGGGTAGAACTTATCCCATAAGACTGCCATCAGACCACCGCGCTAACAGCTTGAGGGGATACAGCTGTGTCCGTCTGTGACTTAGCCCCCATCGCTGCGTTAAAGGTTTGAAACGCCGCCGCTGCCCGTTGTTCATTGGGGCCGTGTTCAGCGTCTTTGGAGTAGGCTCGGTACAAAACCCAGTCGATAATCGGGGTCATGTAAATATCGTCCAGCAGAATGACCGTGGCGTCACTGCCTGCGGGGTCTAGCGCCGACTCGCTAAGCGCGTGCGCGCCTGGGCCGTCGACGTAAACGACTTCAAGCTGGGCAGCGGTTGTCGCAGGCGGGTAGACAAAAAACTCTTTTGGTTGGCGCGGGTCGTACATGTAGTGCTGTACATTGACCGTACCGGTTTCAGTGTGCCACTCGGGCTTCTGGTCATCCAGCACCGAACGCTGCACTAAGCGTACAACTTTTTTGGTCGAGGCCGATGCTAGATTTCGAGTGATGTCCAACAGCTGAAGCCCAGTGCTAAACTGGGCTGTAAGAACCTGTCGAGAACCAGCTGCACAAGTAAACGTGCCTGTCTTAGCACTGGCGTCAGGGCGCAGTAAAACCGCAGCTAGGTAGGATTCATTGATCCAACTTTGGAGTTCTAAGCGCGGCCAGCGAACATTGCTATCCTGCAATATGTGCTCGACCCTGCCTATAATTTCTCTGACTTTTACAGTAGCCACAACACGCTCCTCAACCGAAGAATAGGGGGAAGCGGACCTCCCCCTACGCTGTTAAGTTTTAGCTGGCAGCGCCAACCAGAGCGGTACACAGAGCTTCAGGCTTAACGACCTTGCGTCCATATACGGCGAGGCCGCGAACGATGTCGCCAAAGTCATTCTGGTTACGCAAAGGCTCAGTTTTGCTGATCTGCGAAGCAAACGAGCAAGCAGTGTTTGTACCAGCTACCATCATACGACGGGCTTTGGCGTTAGACAGTGCAGCACCCGAGGAAGTGGCAGACAGACCCGCAACCAGAGCTTTAGCCGCTTGGCCTTTGGGCAACAGGTTGCTCACATAAACAGTGAAGCGATCCAGCATACCGATTTTGCCGGTACGGATGGTGCTTGACTGAT